GGCGGCGGGGGTGGCGGCGGAGCCGCTTCTTCCGGCGCACCGAAGTTGTAGGTGATGCCGCCCAGGATGCTGTGCGAGCGGTAACGGCCCTCATAGCCACGGTTGGCAACGTCGATCAGCTTGACGTTGTCGGCGTTGAAGAAACGATACTTCAGCGTCGCGTCGATGTGATCGGTCAGCGGCGCGCGAACGCCTGCGAGACCCTGATAGGCGAAGACCGTATCGGAATCGTCGAGGAAGTCGCCACGCGTGTTCAGGCCGTAACGCGCCTTGACGCGCGCGACACCGACACCGCCGCCGACAAAGCCCTGGATGCCGTCATCGTCACCGAAGTCGAGCAGGCCGTTGACCATGAAGCTGAGCGCCGAGGTGCGGCCGCCTGCATAGTCGTATGAGCCGGCAGGCGCGGTGCCCAAGCCAGCTGCGGTGTACGCCGGCGTGCCGACCGTCGAGCGGTAGCCATCCACCGTCGCGCTGCGATAGCCGACTTCGGTTTCGAGGCGGAATGCCCCGAAGTCGTAGCCGATCACGCCATCGACGTCATACCCGTAATCATGGTCGACGGTCGCGGCGGTCTTGACGCCATTGATATCGAAGTCGATGTCTTCGACGATCATCGCGCCACCCTCGACGCCGACGTACCACGACTTGTCGCGGGCGAGGGCGGGCGAAGCGAGCGCGGTAGAAGCGAGTGCCAGAACGACGGCAATCTTCCGCATCATAATCCCCTTTCTGAGTTGTCACTACGGACAGCGCAAACTCACTATCGGAAGGTTGGTTTCCTCGCAAGCGAACAAAATTTGGGGCCTGTTGCGCAATTGCAACAATTGCCGATGGTTAAGCGGCGATCAATCCATGGGTTCGCAGCGCGGCCAGGATCGCCGCGACGGTGGAGCGTGCCTCGGCATCGATCAATGGCCCGCCGATCGGGTCCGCGATCGCGGACGACTGCGCCCCGACGACGCGCACGCCCCCGATAACGAGCGCCGAGCCCGCGATCCTCCCGATCGACCAGGCAGCGCCATCGAACGTGGCGAGACACCCATCGGCGATGCTCCACACAGCAAACCCCTGGAAAGGCGAAACAAACCGCCAACCCCCCGCCGTGAACCCGGCCAGCGCCAGCGCATTGTCCGCCCATTCGCCGGTCGGTGCAGACCCCACGATCCAGCATTGGCCGACCTGGGGCGCGGAGGGGGGATTGGCATCCCCCACCGATTGCGCGACCGGCTGCACCGCGATGTCGATCAGCGCCAGGGCCTCGTTGTGGAACATTTCCTTTTGCGCCTGCGAAGGCTGAAGCAAGGGCAGCGCAAGTCGCGCGCTCCGATCGTCGTTCATTTCGCGCTCTCCTTTTATCGAGTCAGACCACTACGGTCGCCGCACGCGAGACACCCCGACTCCCGACCTGGCGTAGGATGATGCCCGCGGGCGTCCCGGGCGCCTCGCCGACCGCGAGCATCGCCGCCGGCTCCGCAATTTCCCGCACCGCGTCTTGCCCCTCGACCGACAGCAGATAGGCCTCGCGGTCCTCGCACAGCGGAACGTCCGTCCCGTCAATCCACCGCCCGCCGCTTCGCGCGCGCCGCACCCAGCTCGCACGCACGCCGCCGTCATCGCCGCGGGATGCGCGCAGATGGACCGGTGCTGGTGGCAGGATTGCGGCGCCGGTCATCATGTGCGTGACGACGACCGGCGCCGCATCGCCAACGCCGGCGGCCATCACCTGCACGATTTGCCCCGGTTGCGCCGCGAGCGAGATCGCCACCGCACTCCCTGCATCGATCACCGTAAAGGCCGCACCCGACGGGTGCTCCGCAACACCTGTCGCCACGCGCCCGCGCCACAATCCGCTCAGCCGCCAGCGACCCGGCGCGATCCGAGTCGCGGTCTCGAACTGGATCAGCTCGTCACCCACAGCCGCCAGATTGGCGCCCGCATCGATCCGCCCCGGATCCGCCCCCGTCAGTGTTACGCCATCATGGGGGAAACTGACTTCCACTGTCCGGCTTCGATCGACCAGCGTCGCCGGCCCGTCGCCCAGCGGCGCGGCGAGCTTGCCGATCGCCCCTGCCGGCGCGGTCGATCCGATCGGAACCCAGCTTGCGCCGTCATCGATCGAATATTGCAGCACCGCGCGACGCCAGCCCGGTTTGGTTCCGCACGCCACGATCGTCAGTCGCGGCTGGCTGAGCAGCGCATCGTCAAGCGCGGGGGCTTCCACGACCGACAGAATCGTTCCGCCCGCCATAAGGTCCAACGCGCTCGAAACCCTGCCGCTCGTCGCCTCGATCGCCGGAACCGCGCCGGCGAGCGCCACCAGGTCCAGCGTGACGACGAAGCCTTCGCAAGCCGCCTTGGACACGCGCCACCGGCCCCGCTCGCCTGCAATCGCGACGATCGCACCCGGCGCGATACCGAGCGCGCCGAGCCCCAGTGCGACGGTGCGCGTCCGCCGCGCGGCCTGCGTCGCGGCCATCCGTGCCTGCGCCACGCCCTTGGCCGCGCCGGCCGACAGGCTTGCGGGCAGATCGGATCGCTCGGCGCGCCAACCCGCACCCGCCCGCGCCGCCTGCTGCACCCCGGTCTGATAGTCGCGCGCGGGGTCGTAATGCGCGACGCTCAGCGTCTTCGCCGTCGTCTCGATGGGCGCAATCCGCCGCTGCGCACGCGCACCGCCGACGCCGGCATCGGCAAGCTCCGCCGTTAGCGCGTCCCCGCGGGTCACCAGTCGCAAGGAACCCGCATCGCTCGCGAACCATCCGCCGTCGATACCGCCCAGCGTCTCGATCACGGCGCGCGCGCCGTCGCCGTAAGCGGAAAACCCTTCCAGCGGGACGCCGTGCCCTGTGCCGGCGACCACGCCCGCGCCTATGGCTTCGGCGATATCGCCCGTCGCCATCGCGCCGTCATCCGCAATCACCTCGAAGGTCAGCGACGGAATGCGATTGCCATATTCGGCAAGCGCGAAATCCTCGAACACCGCATAGGCGATGCCGCGGTGCGCCGGCGCCAAGCCTGCGCCTTCCGCCGCAGCGATCAGCGGATCGACCGGCTGGTCCTCCGGACCGCGGTGCAGCCTGAACCCCGTCTCGGTCTTGAAGTCGCCGCTCGCCCCCCGCAACAGCTTGCCGTCCGCCCAGATCCGCCCGACGTCCGCGACCGCACGCCCCGACAGCGCAACCGCGAACGACACCGAATAGCTGTATTGCGTGACCGAAGGCTGGCCCTTGCCCCCCGACCGGTGACTCGCTTCCTTCAGGTCGGTCGCCCAGATCACGCAGCCCGCAACCCGCATCCGCCCGAACACTTGCGGAATCTGCGTGCCATAGGATGACGTCTGGACCTGCAATTCCGTCAGCCGCGGCCCCTGTCGCCCTTTCGGCGCGAACAGCGTCCGCGAATCCACGGCCTGCCCGAGTAGCGCGCCGATCGCGCCGCCCACCGGTCCGCCGATCGCGGTGCCGACCGCCGTCAGCAGCAAAGTCGCCATTTCAATCCCCCAAACGATAGGCGCCGATCACCGGCCATGGCGGCGCGCCCGGCCGCTCGACGACGTGCCCGATCGCGGCATCGGCGTGGATGATCCCCGCGCCCGTGCCGATCGCCAGATGCAGCTGCCCCGGCCCGCTCGCGCACAGCAGCAGCGCGCCCGTTTCGTCTTCAGCACACGGCTCCAGCCCGGCCGCGAGCATCTGCCCCGACACCCGCGCCGCATCGCCCCGCCGCAGCGCATAGCCCTCAGGCACCGCGCCTGCGAAGCCGCCCGCCTTCAGCGCCACAGCCGCCAGCCCGACGCAATCCAGCGCCTCGCCGGATATACGCCCCTGCGCACGGAATGGTGTCCACAGCGCCGCCCGGGCCGCCGCGACGATCCTCACCCCCCGGGATAGCGGGTCAGCAGGTCGATCCCCGGCAGATACGGCTCGCCCCGAAAGTTCGCCGCATTCCCGAACCGCGTCGCGCACGTCGCCAGGCTCTTGTCGCATCCCTCGCTCACCTCGATCAGCGTGCCCGCGGCCACGTCGAACGCCGGCGGCTGGTCGAGCGTCGCGGTCGCGACCGCCGACAGAACGACCGCGCTCTCCAGCCCGCAATTCTCCCCCGACAGCCAGCGCACGCGACCCCCGCCCCATCCGTTCGGCGCCGGCTCGCTCCGGTCCAGCGTCAACGTAGTGTCGTCGACCCCCACAATCCGCGCGAAAAACCGCCGCGGCGCCATCGCCACGCGGCACCGCGCATCGCCCAGCATCGCCCGGCATTCGGGTGAGGTCGCGTCTACCACCGGTCGGTCGAGCGCTGCCGCCAGCCCGCGTAGCTCGGCCGAAAACCCGCCGTCCTTCGTCTCGACCGCGCCGATCGTTCCCTCGCCCAGCGCTACTCGCCGCGTCAGGTCGCACCAATCGACCGCAAAGATCGCGACCTGCGCGCCGTCCCATCGCCCCGCCAGCAGATCGCGCTCGCCGATCGCCGCAGAGGTCAGCGCGCCCGATACGTCCATCGTATCGGCATCCAGCCCGTCCGATCGGCTGATCGCCGACGGCACCATCCCGGGCGCGGCGCGGTGGACTAGCCCGTCAATGACGAGATCGCGGTCATGGTCCGTCAGCCCGATCGCCACCCCGTCCCACCGCTCGACCCGCCAGCAGACCGCGACCGTCGTTAGCGTCTCGTCAAACATCCCCGGCTTCCTCGCGGATCTCGATCAGCGGGACCGACGTGGCCACGCCCGCGCCGAACGTCGCGCGACTGACGCTCAGCCGATCCTCGGCAAAGCGCACGGGCACGTCGAACAGGAAGCTCGCGGTCACCGCCGCACCAGCCGCCGGCGCCGTATCCAGAACGACGCGACCACCCGTCTCCAGCGTAAAGCCCTGCGTCGCCACGCCCGCCACCGACACCGAGGCGCTCCCAGCCACCGGCCGCGTGATCCGCCGCGCACTCTCGCCGTAGTGCTTCACTAGCGCGAACCCGGTCGTCACCCCGTCACCGGTCCCGATCGCCTCGTCCACGCCCGTAAAGTCGAACGGATCGCGCAGCCGAAACCCGCGCGCCGGCCCCATCCGCGCGCGGAAGAAGCCGAGCAGCGCCGCCACGTCCGCTTCGCTGCGCACCCCCGGTCCGACATCATAGCGCGTCCGCGCCGCCGCCCAGCTCGCATTACGCGTCTCATGCCCGCCCGCGCTCGTCAGGATCGCGGTCGCGGTTTCGGGCACCACCTCCGCCTCGCGGCCGAGTGCCAGCGGAAAGCTCACATCGTCGAACGCCTGCACATCCGCCTCCTCTTCCTCGTCGAAATGCACGAAGCCGTCGCGCGCGACCTGGGGCAGCGCCCATACGAAGGCGCGCGCCACGCCCCGCGCTTGCGCCGCGCGCGCCGCCGCATCGATCCGCCCCCATTGCGCCGATTGCTCCGGCCGCAGCACGAAGCCCGAAAGATAGTCCTGTTCGCGCACCGGATAGCCGAGCCGAACGCTGGCCGCCGCCACGCCCCGCGCGGTCGCAGCGGTGTCGCCAGTGGTCACCCAGTCATAATCCTCCAGCTGCAGCCGGTCGAACGCCGGTCGCGCCCATCCGGTCGGCAAATTCGCGCGCCTGACTTCCGGTGCCGCCGGATCGAGCACGCTCGGAAGATAGGCGAGCAAATGCGTCTCGCACTTCGGATGATCCAGCCTCACCGCCGCGGTCAGCGCCGCGGTCGATGCCGCCAGGCACGCCCCCGCCGCGTCCAGCGTCGCTTTCGCCGCGGCCGACTGCGCGCCCTTCACGCTCGCGATCGGCACGGGCGCGAAGGCAGCCACCGCGCTCGCGTCATACAAACACGGCCGCCCGTCCGCCGTCACCCACCACCACGGCTCGCCGATCTGGAACTTCGGCGCCAGCCCCGCGCCGCCGCCGATTGCGACGAACGCGCGCGCTACCGCCTGCAGATACCCCATCGCCCCCGCATGAGCCGGCGACAGCAGCGTCGATGGCGGCACCCACCCGGTCAACGCCGGCGATCCGTCGCTCGCGCGCTGCTTCCAGTCGTTCCAGCAATGCGCGTCGAACAGCTCGTAGCTCAGCGACCAGATGATATCATAGCCGAGCTCCGCCGCCTTCGCCGCGAAGTCCCGGTGCCAGGCGACACACGCCGCGTTCAGCGCGCCCCCCGTCAGGCTCACATAGAAACCGCCGCCCAGCTGCTCGAGCCGGAAATAATGGCTCATGCCCACATAGTGGCAGATCGCCCCGCGATAGCCGAGGTGCAGCGCCTGCCGCAGCAACCGCGCCGGCGTCACATTGTAGCTGTCGTCATACCCGCTCGCGATGCTGAACCCATGCTCGGGCACGACCACATCGCCCATCGCGATCACCGCTCCCGGCCCGTCGCAGCGGATGTCGGACAGCTCCGCCCATCCTTCTGCAGCGCTCGCCAGCACCGCATCGGCACGCGTAAAGCCCGGCGCGACGAGCGAGATGAACATCCGGTCGATATCCCCCGCCCATACCGGATCGGCCTCGCCCGGCAGCAGGAACCCGCCCTCCAGTCGCCCGAAGTCGATCGACACGCGCGCATCCTCGGGCGTCCCGCGCGCATAGTTCCACAGCCGCACATACCAGGCGCGTGGGCGTCCTTCGGCGTCGCGCCCCTCGATCGTCAGCGTCGGGCCATCGACCGCATCGAGCGGCTTCACCCCGCCCGCCCGCCAGCGGAACGCCAGCCGGCACCCGCGAAAATCGCGCGCCGTCTCATACCGCAGCAGCGGATGATCGATCGCGTACGCCGCCTCCCAGATCACCCCCGCCAGATCGTCCTGCCGGTAGAACACGCAATCGACCCTGAGCGTATCGGGCGCCGGCGTCGTCGCCGCTGCCATCATCGGCCGCGGAAAATTGACCGTCCAGAACCGCGCATCGAACCGCTGGATCGGATCGCTCGCCTGCCCCTTGCGGGCGGATGCCAGCCAAAAGCCCATGCAAAAGCCTCCCGCTCTTTATCGTCACGAGAATGTGCTCCCGCGAAGGCGGGAGCCCAGACTGGGCCTCCGCCTTCGCGGAGGCACAGGTTGAGGAGCGGAGCCGCCAGCCGGATTCCTAATCCTCGACCGCCATCAGCGCCGCCTTCACCGCGCGCGCCACCTGCGCGCTCGACTGCGCTAGCGCCGCGGGTGCCTCGCCGCCGCGCGCGTTCACCGTGATCGCGACCCGCACCTCGCGCGCCGCCCCACCGCTCCCCGACGCAGCAACGCTCCCGCTCGTCGTCGGCACGAACAGTTCCGGCCCGCGCTCGCCGACCATATAGGCACGCCCCGGCGACACTGGCCCGCCCGTCGCCCGCCCCGGCGCCCCGCCGATCAGCCCGCCGAGCAGCCTCACCA